CCCATTCCCAAATCCCATGCACACACTGTCTTGCAAAGGTCATCGCGGGGAATCTCTTGAATGTGGTTCTTTTCGTCCAAATCGTTGAGCAGTTGACCGTAGTACGACCCCTCCACCGCAGCGGTAAATGAACACTCAAACTCTTGAAGGTACTTATCATCCCCCATTTCGACCCGAGCCGCCTTTAGTTCGGTGATGGTCAAGACCTCTGTTTGGGAGGCTTTGAACTCCAACAGCCCCCACCCGTCCTCAGTTTCTGCCCGATCTCTGAGGTCTTTGAAGTGATTGTGCCCCTTCGGAGTCCCGATAAAGCAACACCACCCGAGACGGTCAGCCAAACTTGGACGAATTATGTCTGTCCAAATCTTTGGGTTTTGGTCGCCAATCTCGTCAAGAATCACCCCATCAAAGTACTGTCCGCGCAGTGAGTCGGGGTTATCTGAGCCGTATAGCTGAATCCTACGGTTCCAAAAGTCCACCCGTAACTCTGAAATGTTCTCTGTACCGCCTAACGGTCTTGCGTATTTCGTGAGGTAGTCCCATGCCACCCTTTTGGCTTGCCCGTATGTTGGGGCAATGTAAGCGTAGCGGGGTGCTTCCTTTTGGTTGCTCACCGCGTCTTTAATCAGATGGTTTATGGCTGAGACTGTCTTTCCCATGCGCCGATGGGCCACCACCACCCCGAACCGTTTAGCGTCTAGCAGAGTATGAATCTGCAATTGCTCTTTTCTCGGGGAGTATGGGATTACGATGGATTGTTCGGTTGCGCCCATGTGACCTTCATTTCAATGGGATTGTTCGCGTCTCCGGCGTGTTCTGTCCTTGCCAACTTGGGAATGTGATACTCAACGACACTTTGGAATAACTCAAATGCCTTCGCGGGGTTTGGCTTTATGTCATGCTCGGGGTCGCCCTCTGCTACCTTGTCGAGCCAAATAGAGAGCCTCCATGCGTTTCCATCTACAAAGGTAGCTATGGCTTGTCTTGCCTCAGATGTGGCCTTGTTGGGCGTTCCAGCGGCCCTACCGCCCATTCTCCCGGCACTCATATAGCACCCTTACTATCTTTGGCTACTATAGTTATCATTGTCTTCTTTTGCATTACCAATTCCTTTAGGTCTGTTGGTATTACTTAGTATATAACAGACTTAGTTCCTCATCTAGCTTACGGCGTGTTTCGGGGTCTGCCAGTAGGCTTGCGGGTAATAGTCCTGCAAGAATGTCGGCTTCGTTCCGGCGCATTGGGTCAAATGCCGCGAATTGTGATCTCAACTGTTCCGGTTTAAACGGGATTACGACTTGGTGCGCTTCACCGCCCATTTTCCCGCCCACATCCAAAATCCCATTGAATCCCAATTTCTCTAATTGGCCTGTTACCTTGTCGGGGATTGAAGTCCAAACAAATGAATTCTCGCCTTTTGATAAGTCTTTTTCTAGTTGGTCAACCCATTGTTTTGGCGTAAACCTTGTGTTTTTGTCCCATTGGTCAACACCGCCCGTTTTAACTCTAGTCCGGTCGTTTTTGAATTGCTCCTTCAAAAATGGGATAACAGTCTCTTGCAATGTTGCTGTATCAGATGTGTTTAGTGGGTTGCTTATCATTGCCTTACCAGTAAATACACCCTTTGCACTTGTCCAAGGCGCATTGGTTTGTGTAATTTCGTATGGGAATCCAACTAATTTATAAATGTCAGCAAGTTCACTTGGGGCATAAGCGTCAAGCATTCCACTTTCTGCGTATGTTTTTCTCAATGCTGTCAGAGGATTTCCTTTTGATTCACGATTTAACACATACTCCCAATGACTTTTGGAATAGGGCATTCCTTCACTTGTCGAATGTATAACTAAACCACCCGTAGCTTCTTCGGGGTTTGCATACCCAAGGCGACTTGCTTTATCAAGTATTTCTGATTTTTTCTCGGGAGAAAGCCTATACCAAACATTCTCAACATTGATAGGAGTTTTGCCTCTTTCACCCATTGACTTTGGCAGCACTTGAAAATAATCAGCAAGATTACCCTCATTGCCCATTGCCAATGATGTATCTGCCTTGTTCATGGCATAACTTGAAGCCATTGATGGCGTGTTGGTTCCATACGGCATTGGCCCAGATGTAGCCTTTCTAGCATCAAAGGATTTGCCAGCAAGCAATCTGTCTAAGCGTTCAGTACCATGCAAATAGTCAATAGCACCCATTGCCTCTGCTCTCATCTCCGGCGTATTGGTGGACAACAAACCTAATCCGCCTTCCTCAACTGGAAGTGCTGCATTTCTTTGTGCTACATCAAGTGCAGTTTGTTGCGGATATGGTGTTTTTACATTGCGAACATTTGGTTCCACAGCAAACATAGCGGACTTTGGTTCTGCCAACATACTCGGGAGCATTGATCTGCCCGTAGTCAATCGGTCTGCCATTTCTTGCCCGACCATCCGAGCCGTACCCCTTGCCGCCCGACCAGCAGCCGGAGCAAATGGAGCCACAGCCATAGCCGCATCCAAAACTTCCGGCTTTATCATCGTAGTACCGCCAATACCACCCGCACCCGTTGTCAGTGGTTCCCCGTAGGCCAACAGATTCATTGTCTTTGACACTTCCGGAACCATCAAAAGCCGCATCAACCCTTGCATTTGTTGCGTTTGGGTCGGTGAGTACAGCTTTTCTAGTTGGTCAGCCAATAGCCCATAAATGGGGTTTCTCGGGGTCGGTCGGATGTAATCCATCACTTCATCCGTTTACGCATTACCTTTGCCGCCTGACTCAAGCTGATAGCAATGGCTTGTTTAGGGTTCTTCACCACTTTACCGCCTTTGCCGGAGTGCAGTTCACCAGCCTTGTATTCGTGCATCACCTTGCCAATCTTCTTTTGCATTGCGTCTGAGACTTTCATCATGATTCTTCTCCTTCGGAGTCATCAGTAATTGGCCCACCGACAATCCATGCCGAGCAAGTGCGCTTTGATGCACATTTGAAATGGAACACTTCACAGTATCCCAAATCACCCGCTTCGATCACATCCCAAGCGTCTGAATCCTCACCCATGCCCTTGTCGATGCAGTCCAGCATCTCAGTGGTCTGAATGAATGCCGCACAGTTACCGCAAGTTGATTTCTTTGCTTGAGAGGCCGAAAGCCGCCAACCCTCTCCGAGTTTGCGCCAATAGTCGTTGTTTGGTTCGTTAGGGTTCATCGGCCCATACATTGCCTTGTCAATCGCTTTTTGGCGACACTTCAAGTTCTCAGCAACATCTTGAGTGGCAACGGGGCATGAATCGCCTTCATCATCCATTGCTTTGCTTTGCTTGATCTCGATTGAAATCTCAGCAGCGGGGGCTAAAAGTCCGGTCATATAAACCCTTAAAAAAGAGGGGCCGAAGCCCCGGCCTCAGACTGTTCACTTGTGGGAGGAAACACCACCAGCATCGGTTAGTCATATTCTAGCGGGATTCCAATGTCTCGGGGCCACAAATCCAACATCGTCATTGTAAAGACCGTTTTCTTGTGGGCCTCAATCCATAAGCGTTTTCTCTCGTCTTTGGACAGATGTTTTCCTTGATCTAGTTCTTGATGGCAGTCTTGGCAGAGTGCAGCCGTGTAAATATCGCTTGCCTTTATCCCTCTGCCCTTGCCGTGTTCTGACCAATTGGAGTGTGCCGCTTGTACTGACCCATCCCGTCCACAGTGCTGACAGAGCAAAGAGGCCACATTCTTGAGGTGGGTCTTGCTCCGGTAATAGGTGTACTTGGGGAACATCATCATATATGTTTCCTTGTTGGTGTCCCCATGAGGCAGGGTAGGTAGCAACTGAACCAAAGCACCACGGGGCCAAGCCGTTTACACCAACACCTCTATGCTACCTCAATTCCTTTGTTTGCTGACCATGCCAGCAGCCACTCGATGAACTCGCTTCCATCCTCAATAGTGAACTTATGAGACTGCAACCCCAATTGCACCACCCTTTCGCCATCAAGTGAAGGGGCTACCTTTCCGATCTTGCGATTAGTCTCATGTGCCCATTGGTCTATCAATAATCGTTTCCAATCGTCCGCAGTCCATTTTGACCCCGCAGCTTTCATGGCAATATATATTTTATGAATGATGCCGTGAAACATATCGTTCTGTTCTGCGCTTCTACGCGATTGTTTTATTTCAATCCGCAGTTTCTGTCCTGCCATCAATGTGGCTTTTATCTGAGGCCACAAGTCTTTTAAAACTGCGTGTCCTTGCTGTGGGTTATATAAAGTGTAGTTCATATTTCTTTCACCATAATATCTATCCCTTCTTTTGAAGAATATACCTTTGTCAAGTGCAAATCCACCACTTGTTTGTCATCAAGATAGACGATGCCATTCATCCCATCTAAAATTGCTTTCACGATGTTGTCAATGTCGGGCTTTTTGGTCGGGCGTTCGAGTCCTTCAATACAAGCCTTTTGGCGCGTTTTTGAGTAGGATGGCGGTATGGGTATTCCGATGTGAAGATAAGCCGCTACAGCCCCGATTAGAGGGCTTGTAGACCCCATCGCTTGCTTGGCATAGGTCTGTATAGACTTCTCGTAGGTCAAAGTCTTTGCATCGGTGTAAGTTTTGACAAAGGTTCCTTGTCGTGCAAAGCGGGGTCTACCTTTGCCGGAGACTTGTGGGACAGTGAAAAATATTTGAATCATTTTAATTGTGTCGCATTGCTCATGTCGATATAAGCGTTTGAACGAGTTATTCGACCGCCATTAATTGTTTTCTGTGTCTCGGTCAGCATTATGGTTATCTCCGGAACATAGCTGTGTTCGTTTGATATTTGTTGGACAAGAAGTAAATCGGACTGCATTAAATACAAGAATCCGATAAACGGTACTTGCATTGCATGAGATATTTTCCGACCCTTTTCTAATTTATCAAATGTCACCAACCACTGATAATTAAATCTTCCGATAAATTCTTCAATGGTCAAGTCTCTGCATTTGGTTTCGACCACCCGCATGATTTGATTTTGTTTTATCAGCAATGCGTCAATGTCTGCGGGTTTGTCTTTTGGGGTTTCGCAATACTCGTAGTCCGGAAAGTGTTTAGCGAATATCGCCATTGCTCGGGCCTCCGCTTTGAGCGATTCTCTCCCTCTCGGCGTTTTTATGTCCATCAATGCGCTCCTTCACCATACGGGGTAATTCTTTCCACATATCGCTCGAATCGCGTAGTTCCTTCACCCGATGGCGTGTGTACTCTGTCCATCCCTTCGTCATCGCAAGAGTGGCATAGTGATCGGCTAACTCTCTGAGCATTCAAGTCCCCCGTTATCGTGAGTGCTTTGTTGATTCGCCATGCGGGGATTGCAAACCCCAACTTCACAAAGTTGAGTAGGTCATGTGCTTGCTCTTTGGTCATGTGTTTCCCCTTGCTTTGATGGCTTTTAAGCATTCTTGTGCGCCCCATGCAGCCATATCTGTCATTTTTTCTGACAACTGTTCACACACCTTTGCACACGCCTCACGCTCTTTTTCTGCCACCAGTTTGGCAAAGGCCTTTAAATCTTGCCGTTGAATATAAGCATCATCTGACTCAAAACCAGCCAGCATTGCCATATCAATGATTTCATCTTGTGTCATGCTTTACCCCTCAGTTGAGCAAGTCGCTCGCGGATGTGGCTTGGCATCGGTGTAGCCCTCTCAAT